TAGGGTCAGCTCCACTATCTACCTTTGCTCTTGCATCCCATATCAATTGCTTGTGCTGTCTTAACCACTTCATATAAGTTGGTACGTTTAAGTGTATAAAATCACCATTGTGCTGACTTCTTACACCCAAGCTAAATGCATTTTTAGCATCTTCTATATAAAAGTTTTTGTAAACTCTTTGTAAATCATCAGCTAAACTTTCTGCCAACACCTCTAGTGTTTCTTCTTCTACATTATGCTGACCTAACTCAATGTAAGTTTTGCTAATTATATCTATTGTTTCTATAACTAATTCTGATTTTGTCATTGTTTTAATTAATTTCATATTTATTTTTTAATTTTTGTTTAACATTAATGTTCTTTTGTAAATGAGAATGTATTTTACTCATACCCTTTACATCTTTTTTTCGGTTTCTCTCCCAATTTCTAATAGCAGCTTTCCAATCTTTCATCTTAGTCTTACCAACCATCCAACCTTTGCTTTGATAAAAATCATAGAACTGCTCTGCACTAATTCCATTATCCCTTAAACGACAATAGTCTTCTATCTCACTAACTAAAGGCACAATAAAATTTTTCTTTTTTATTATTTTTTCTTTTATTATACTTGTATTATTAATACTTGTATTATTATCCTTAAAGTTTTCTTTAATACCCCCCTTTAAGTTTTCTTTAATACCCCCTTTAAGAATACTTATATACCTCTTATCAATTTCTTTAGTACCCTCTTTATAAGTGTAACTTGTTGATACATAGCCATTTACAACTAATTCACTTATCCATTTAGAAACAGTTACTTTACTCTTCTCATAAAGGTCAGCAAAATACTTGTTAGTGGCAAAGCAAAAACCATTCTCGTTTGTAAGGCAAGTAATCTCACCATACAGCAGTTTCGCATTAGCTGATAATTTTTTATCATATCTGACCTCTGCAGATATTATAGCATAGTAACTTGGTTTATCTGTCATCTCTAAGCAATGTATATTTGCTAAAATTAACTTTTTCTCCAAACCTATTTAAACTACTTGTCATGTCTGATAATATATTATAGCCATCATCTTTTAAGTTAAAAATAACTGCTGCTAATCTCATTATACCATAATCTTTAAATGCTTCTATAGGAGTTATAGTTCCATATTCGTTTAAGTGTCTTAACACTTTTTGTTTTTGATTTAATTTCATATTTTATTGTTTTAGTGTTTAAAAAAAAGAGGGAAGGCAAAAACATTTAACATTATGAAAGGCAATATTGCCAACCTCCCCTCTATATTATTAAAATGGTAAATCTTCTTCTGTTTTAGTATTGTCTACTGTTTCTTGTTTTGGTGGCTCATATGTATTCTCATAAGCATAATGAGTAGCACCTTTTTCAGAAGGCTCTTTTCTTTCACATATTACAAGTGATACCCACCCTTTATTCTCTATTGCTTTTAGCTCATCCATTTTAAAGTTAGCTACAAGCATAGAACCATATTGAGTTTTTATCTCTTTTATGCTACTAGGCAAATAATTTTTCTCTTTTTTCATTTCTTTGTTTTTTTAAGTTATATAATTTGGTTAATTCTAAATTGTTTACTCTGTTTTGTTTTTCCAAAGCATCAATCTTCTCATCTAATGTTACACTATCTATCTTACTTAATATTTTTTTATAAGTTTCTGAATCAGTTATATAAGTTTTGTAGAAAAACTCTACTTGCCTATAATGATACAGGACAGATGCATGATGCAGATTAGTTATACCACCAATCTCTTCTAAAGACAAATCAAATATTGTTCTAAGTACAAATATATACATACGTTTAGCTTGTATAAAATTTTTCTTTCTTGAACCTAGAAATATTTCATCTTCTTTTACATTAAATTTGTTTTCTAATTCTTTAATAATTACATCGTGAAAGTAACTACTAAACTTTAGTTTTCTTTTATTGTTCATGTTTTATTATTTTAAATCGTATTCTATTATATCTATTACATCTTTTACACTCATATTAAAGTGGTCAGATATAATTCTCATGTGATAGTATCTCAATAAGGTGGTATCTAATATATATCTCCTAGCAGTTACTTCGCTTATATCAAGTAAAAAAGAAAACTGTCTAGTAGACATTCCTTTAATTCTTAAAAATGCTTCAAACTCATTATGAGCTTCTCTTATCTGTTGGAATTTATATTTTTTTGTCATTTAAACATACCATTTCTTACCATCTGTTTATATTGGTCTTTAGGGTCGCTAGGTACTTGGTTCTCTAAAATATACAATATAATTTCTTCTGCTTCTAGTTCAGTATAATTTGGTAATTTATTTAAGATTTCTTCTTGTTCATCTAGTGGTAAAGCTGACCTGTGTATTCTTGTTTCAATGGTAGCCATTTGAAATAAAGTTATCTCGCATGGCTTACCATCTAACAAATAATCTAACAAGTCATCATTCACTAATCTACTATCTCATCTTGCCCAAAGACACCTTGCTCGTAGAAACCTGCTATCTTTAGTACAACTCTTGACATAGCTCTTTTCTCTGCCATAGCAACAGGAAACTTTTTACCACCTCCCATTAAATTAGCATCTGCAGCTTCGCCAAAAGACATCATGTTACGAACATCTTTGTTTTTAGTTTTCATTGTAGCAACAGCTTTTATTACAACACCATCAGCATCTAACTTTATAACATCATATGCTACAGTAATACCTTGTTTGCTTACAATTTTATCTATACCAGTTCTTGTGATTATGACAAAACCTCTTTTGTCTTTGTAGACATCTTCTTCAACTAAATTATTTTCTAAGAATAATCTTCTTAAAGCATCTTTTCTAGTTTCTTTTGTTTCTTCTGGTTGTTCAATTGTTTTATTTTTTCTACTCATTTTTTTTATTTTTAGTTAATAATGAGCAAAAGTATAAAATTGAAATTAACTACCAAACTTTTTTAACAAAATTTTAAAAATAATGTGTGATTCTTGCTACTTGACCTGATTTTTTCTCATGTAAAAAGCCCTCTACAGCTTTAGGCACACCAGTAAAACCTTTTCTACTATGCCAACTATCTGTACCTGATGGACTTCTTAGATATTCTACAGTAACACCAACATAATCTTTAGCATCTAACCACTTGTGCTTTACTTTATGGTGTATATGATGTAAGTAAAAATACCTATATTTAGTATCAGACCACATTTTTGGTTGTTCTTGTGCCATTAACAGAGGTAGGTTCATCATTTTAGCACCATCACCATGCTCTAAACCAATTAGATTACTACCATACTGATAATATTTTCTGTGTGCAACACTAATATCAAACTGTACATCATCATCTTTTCTAAACCAACTCTTTAATGCATGAGCTAAATGAAAACCTGACTGGTAATCGTGGTTACTCATACTATGCAATACATCTACAGGTGCTATTTGCCTTAACATTTCTATACATTTTACATAAAGCATCAATGCAATCTCAAAATGCTCCCACCATTTACCATCAACATCTTGTCTTGTACCTGCTGTTGTTTGATTGTATACATTATCAATATGCAATATATCGTTGCCTATGCAAAATAAAACCTTTTCTATAGCAAACCCTTCTGACTTCTGCAAAAGTCCTTGTATACCCTCTAAAACACGATTTACAGCAGTTTCACAGTCATATGCACTACCAGTTTCTAATTCTTTAGCATATTTACCTATATGTATATCAGCAGGATTTACAACAAGTAAATGATTGCTATCTTTATCTCTTTCTATTTTTGTGTAGGTTGGTGAGTAGTCTTCTATTAGGTCTGTTATTTTATCTAATATTTGGTCTTCAGCAATGCCATACTCTTCTTTTGTTACTATAGAGAATCTAAGTTCTCCTTTCATGTTTTGCCAATGCTTAACACTAACTACTTCTTTCTTGTCTATACCTCTCTCTTTTAAATGTAGGTCTAGTGCAGTATTGCCATTTATGTTGTCTACATCAGTTCCTCTGAACTCATATATTAAATCTGCTTCTTCAGCAGATAGTCTTAATCTTTTACCTTTTCTTTTTTCTGTCATGATTTTTAATTTTTAGTTTTGCTAAAAGTATGCAAAATAATAGGTGCTTTTAAAACAAAAATGGGATGTTATTAACACCCCACTCTTGAAACTAAAAACAATTTTCAACCAGAATAGGTTGATAGAAGTGCAAATGTAATTATTTTTTCTGATTACAATCGCCCTTTTGACAATTTTTTTCAAATACTGAAAACAATAGTGGTAAGATTGCTAAAAAACTTAAACCCAAATTCATAATCGTGATGCCATTTAAAGATATATCTGCACTAGCAGCTATAACTAAAACACCACTTATAGTTCTCTTAGAAGAATACTTACCTTTAGTGTCTTTGAAAAGTTCTAATACTGATTTTATTAATTCAGTAATAGGGTTAATAGCTTGTTTTACTAAGCTACCTGTTATCATATCTACTATCTTACTCATTATTTTTTAATGTCAGCAATTCCCTGACCTAAAATTAAAGTTAGTATTGCATAGTAAACTTTTTCAACTTCTGCTTCTGTTAAACCTAACTTTGCTGCTGCAAATGGTACTAAAACTGCTGAAACTGTATACCAAAACTTTTTTGAGTTAAACATCTTTTTTAACATTTCCATATTTTTATTTATTTAAATTAGTAATTAATACAACCAAATAACTGGCTGTACCTTATCTTGGTCTGCATCTACATGAATAAAATTTCCTTCCTTACTCAAACCAATTCTGACAAACCCTGCCTCTGCAAGACCACCTAAAATTAATGCTCTCTGATATGAGTCTTTACATTCTATATCAGCAGCAACACCTTTTATATGACTGCTTTTAGGGTTTTCTTTTGACAGGGGGTGATTTGGACACCTATACCCTGATGTTATTTTATATTTTATATTGCTATATGACCTAGCTCTATCTAAATCTTCTACAAAGTCTAAGTCAATCATGTTAGTTTTACAACCACATTTACAAGCAAACTCGCTTTTCTTAAAGTGTTCAAATTTCATTATTTGCCTTGTCCTCTTTTACGTTTTTTGTAGCCATTCTGATTTACACTAGCATTTTTAGAATGTACTCCCTTTCTCTTCTTGTTTTTCTTTTTTCTGTAAGTGAATACTATCTTAGCCATAATTATACACTAGCTACAAATATTTCTACATCTAAAGTAGCATTTGTTTTTACTTGTATACTTCCTAAATCAGCCATAGTACCAAAACTAGGAGATGTATCTGCTTCTCCTAATAGTATATCATCTGCACCACCTAAAATATGTGATTGTCCTGCTTTTAATTCAACTTGATACAAACTATTAGAAGCTACACATGCCAATTCTAAAGTGTTTGTAGTATCTAAATTAGTTACTCTAATATATCTAACATCTTCTTTATCTATTTGTACTGCACCACCATAAGAATTAGCATCAAAAGCTGCTAAGTAAGTTACTTGACCTGAAGTACAAGTTACTATTCTTTCATACACATTATTTATACCAGTTGTTGTTACTGTGTTTGTTGTTCCTCTGATTGCACCATTCAAGGTTACACTCTCTGTTAAAGTTGTTACTAAGTCTGCCATTATTTCTTTGTTTTTGTAAATTTATATATTGAGAATCCTATCGCCATTAGTAAAGATACAGTCGTTAGCACCTCATTTACTGATGCTAAAGATATACCTATTGCTCCTGCATTTGCCACTCCCACTTGTATTGTATCTTCAATCGTTTCTTTCATTGTATTTTTATTATTAATTGTCATATCCTACTCCTATTCCTAACTTAAAAAATGTCGTTGCTGCACTTGATGCTTTTACCATAGCAAACAAAACATCACCCTTTGCTAAACTTGTTTCAGGGGATGCATTAGTTACAGACTGTAAATTATCATTGCTTGACTGTCCTGTTATGCTTAATTCGTTTAACAATACTGGTGTTACTGTATCTGTGCTACCTGCAACAAAAGTTTGTTTACACAAAGCAACTGTTATTGTTGCTCCTGTAGTAGCATTTGCCCACATTGTTATTGTGTTTAAAGTACAAGCCTGATGCATAACAAATAATTTTACTTTAAAAAAATCTCCTACATCTAAAGTTGCGTTACCTATTGTATTTGCACCATAATCTACATTATACTCATTTGGTGATTGACCATCAGTCATGTTTGCCGCATAATGATA